ACCCATCATTGAGACAACAGTTAACGCTTCTGCCTTTTGACCTTTTAAGTTGACTACAGAGCCTCTCTTAGCGTCTGTGAAGTACTTATCTTCTCCCCACTCAACAAAACTCTCAGGGTTATTAGATATACCATACTCTTCAGCACGGGCGACCTGACTTCCTAAAACTTTAGGTATTGATACTACAACACCTGTTCCCCCTGATGCGTCAGACAATAAATTTATGTCTGTTTGAACATATGATATCTTATCTTCTTGCAGTGTAAGAATATCTCTTTGCCTTGCATATAATTTATTTATAGGACCGAATGATTGCTCACACGCTTTAAAATTTAACAACCCAAGGTTAAACTCGTTAAGTCCATTTGTGTTAGACTCTTCGTTGTAGACACCGCTATATGTTATGTCTGAAAATCTACGGGTTTCTTTAAAGTCGGTAGTAGTAGTAATAATTGCTCTATTACCAAGACCTAATTGTTTACCTGTTATAGAGTCTCCTATCTTATAACTCTCTACTCCATTCCCAAAAGAAAAACAGTTGAAAAAATCAGTGATTATTAAAGCAGGTGTATTTGTTGCGATGTTTTGGTCTTGTTCGTTACCTAGGTGTTCGCCTGCGGCATTGATGTCGTAGACATCTGAAGATTCATACCAAAGATTAGGTGCTGCATCTATTGGCTCTGTCTCAAATACAAGAAGGCTATTAGAACGCTGAACAATAAGGTCCATCTTATTATTTGTTCTTCTCTTTTTCCCGGAATATCCTTGTATACCATTGTATACAAGATACATTTGTGAAGTAGGATTAGCCTGCCTAAAGTACGTTGCTACATCTCCATCACACTGAGAAAGTTCGGATGTATATATCCCATCTGAAGTATTTGGGTCTGTATAAAAAGTGGCAAAAGGTGCACCTTGAGCATTGGCTGCCTCTCTTGTTACAAAAGACGCATTTAATGTACTCTCTACATTATCCCCAATATAAAAATCAAAAAAACTATCGTAATTTTGGGAAGCAGTGAAGTTGTTTTCGTAACGATAAAGTCTTCTTTCTACACCTCCTCTTACCCATCCTATACGATAACTCTCATACTTGAGGGTTATTTTTGACCCCGCAGGTATTGGTAAGTCTACAAATTGTCCTGCAATAGTTGGGTGAGGCACATTTACAAGATAATCAATAGGAGCACAATTTGAATCGCTATCCTTAGAATTATTAGTTTCTTCTCCTGATGTTAAAGTAGCAGGAAGTCCATCATCTATAGATGTTGTAGTGTTAAAGTTATTACCTCTTAACTTCATATATACTCCACCCGGTACTTGAATCTCATTACCGTTTTCATCTACAGGGGAGGGGTCTAGCCACCCTGCAGGTTGTGAGAGTTTATCTAATACAGTTGTGTAGGTACAAGTGTTTCTAGGTCCTGAAGTGTCTGTTTTTACAATTAACTCCGCCCCGATTTCAACCTTCTGTGAGTTTTGCCCGTCAAGCAAAAGCCAATCTGACCCCTCTACAGGGTCTCTAAAAAAGAAAGTTGAATAAATAGTTTCATAAGTATCTTTATCTGCTTTTATACAAAACTTATATCTCTTTGCCCAAGAAGGTCCCCGTTGTCCCGTTGGTATGGTAATCTCAATTTTATTTTGCAACTCTGAAGTAGAACACGGAAAATGAACGGCATTACTTCCACTTACTAAAGCAGGTGACGACCTGTTATATTCGTCCATATAAACAATCCCAATTTCATACCCTCTGTTACTATGTAAACTTGTTGGGTTACCAATCTCAGAATAGGTAGTAGAGACTGACTCTATGTCATAGTATGCATAAACAGTTTGAGTAATGTTTACAAAAGAAGCGTCATCAACATATTTCATTGCCGGCATTTGAAAACCGATTGTTGTTGCAGCAGTAGAGGATATAATATTTATAGCCTGTCCACTTGCTGATATACCACTCTCATACTTATATAAAGTCAGAGCCGCACTATCGGTTAGTGTTGCTTCTATAGCACAATTAAAGGAGTCAGTAAAAGTAGTACCGTTACACGCATTTGTAACAGTCTGTATTGTTCCCGGAGGGTTGGGTAAGTTAGTTCCAACTTTCTCTACAAAATCAGCGTCTAAAGACAATGCGTAAACACTACTAAAAGGTTGTTGTAAAATATATGTAAATGAGATAGTAGTAGATACTTGTTCGTCTGTTGGGAAAGGAGCCTGACCCGTATACTCTACAAACCCAAATCTTAAATCAATAGAGAGTATTGCCCCTGCTACTAAATCAACCCCGACAAAATCTACATAAGCTACTGATTCTGCAATTACATTGCTCCCATTAATCGTATAAGTCCCATCAGTTAATGTATAGTCTAAATCAGATGCACCAACTTCATTGGAAATACCACTTGCTGAATATTCCATTCTAACAGGACTATTCCCTAAATCTCTCATATCGTAACCGTCAACATAGTTACCATACATAATCCTATTGCCCATCATTGTTTGGGCTTTAGCTAAAAGAGGTACGTTATCGTATAGCCTTAATATCTCTGAGTTTCCAAGGATTGTAAATATCTTACTGTTCTGAAATTGGAAAGTGTAGGGAGTGTTGTCAGCAAATCCTTCGTCTAACTTGTTTATTCTTTCAATAATTCTAATAGTAGGGAATTGGTTTTCCTTAAACAATAACTCAACATCCTTCACAAGAGGTCCCCCTGAATTATATGTTACTACTGCCATATTAGCAGCCCCATTCATACCTGAATTTAATGCGGTTGCAAAATCATACCTAAAACTGTTAGGAAGGAAAGCCGGTTTACTCCATTGAGATGTAGCAGAATATTCATTGTCTTCATATCTGTATCTGTATGCAAAACATATGAATCTATCTTCTAAAAAATTGTCTTGACTACTTGTCGGAGTTGGGACAACCACAGGTGCTGCAAGAGGCGGCTGCTTAATAACAAGAATAGACTCGTTACTAAACCCATCAATACTCGCAGCAGGATTGGCATAATTTCTTTTTACATTAATTTGTCTTGGCTGATTAAGATTATCAGTCCAAAACAACAAGTCTTCTACTTTACTAATCCCTGTAATTAGATGTTTAAAGTCAAAGTTTAAAGTGGTATTAGTGGTTGCAGATTCCCTAATACTAATTAAGTGATATATTAAAGTGTTGGTGTTCGTATTAAACGAAACCAATAAATCTAGTTTCCCTGTAGGTGAAGGAGTAAAATCTTCATCGTGAACAAACCAATAAATAGTCTCATTAGTGCCGTCATCAAAAGAACCAATACACCTTGCTCCCGCACTAAGTGCAGTACCATCATAGGTAAGGGCGGTCAATGAAGTATTACCCTTTGAGTTTTCTATAACTCCAACTTCTGAGCCTTCAGTAGACCCCATACGAACATTAAGAGCATCAATGTACTCTCCCTGCGGAATAAGCCGTTCATCAACGGACTTGTTCATCCTACCTGCTATAAAATTTCTTGTAAGGTTTGCCATATTACTTGAGCCACTTATCTCGTCCTCTTAGATTCATTAACAATCTCCCCGGATGAATATTACTAATTCTAATTTTTGCGTTTCTTAACAAGGCACTTTTTCTTTTCTTTGCCCTATTAACAATATATTCTTGTACACCATATTTTGAGCCTAAAACTGCATACTCAATGGCTGCATATACATAGTCCTCAAACAATTTATTTACAGTCACAGTGCTATCGTCTCCGTTTTCCATACCGTCAGAAACATACTCAAGAACAACTAATTCGCCTTGAATCCCTGAACTAAAATTAATGACACCTCCTTTAGAGTTTATTTTAAATGTAGGATTTGCATTAGCAGTCTCAGTATTTAAACCAAACCGTGCCCCAATGCTTCTTTCAAAATACCAATTCCCCCCATCATTATATCCGTTCTGCCCGTTAAAAGGAGATTGCGAATTTAGATAAATGGTTGGTTGTATAGAGAATATCCTTGCGTAATCTAATTCTGAAAACTGAGGAGATAGTGCTTTACCATCTTGGTCAAACAAAACCTTACCTGTGTTGTCCTGAATATATGCTGACGACCAATTTGTTTGGATGTTCTCGCTAAGAGGGTATAACACCCCTTCTGTTTGTACTGAGATTCTAACCCAATTTACAAAGTCAGAAGGCAAGACGTATCTAAGTTGGTCATCGACACTTAATTCTAAAATTTTAATTTCTTTAAACGCATCATAGTTTAACTCTTGTATAGCACGTTTTGCGTGAAACAAGATTTTAAACCTTTCCTCGTTATTTATTAAGCTATGATTGCCTGCATACATCAACATAAAATTGTTGACTATGTCGTATAGCGAAACATACTGATACGAACCCCAATTAGAATTCTCAGGGGCAACCCCCCCGTTTTCGTAATACTGATATTGTGAAATATATGCCATCCTATTTTATTGTTCTGATTGGTTATCTAATTGTTCAAGACTCTGTCCAAATTGAACTGCACCTGCTTCACGGATAGACATACCTGCATATTGAAGTATCTTGCTAACTAAGTCCGGCTCACTATCAAGTGGCAATTCAAAGTCTTGATAATCACCTTGTGATTGGTCAAATGAAGGCTCTCCACTTACTAGTGTAATAAACGTCCACTTAGGGGCGGCAGGGTATCTTATGTACTGTGACTTAATCTGACCCACACCATCTATAGTGTTTGGATAGGCAGTAAGTTCATTAGCTTCTTGTGTGTATGCAGGGAAAGTTAAAGTTGGAGAAGTTAATATTGAATTACTTAACATAGTTATTTTACTATGAGTGACCTTCTCTGCTTCCTCTAGCTTAGATGCTTTTTTATATATGGAATATTTCAAACCATTGGCATCAAAAGATGTGCCCGTAACCGTTAACTGAGTAGCACTATCCACTGTGACAACTTTAACGTATTGTACACCTGAATTTTCAACGGCAACAATATCTCCTATAGCTATTCCTGCAGTCACAAAATCTGCAGTAGAATCAGTTACCTGATTAAATGCACCTATAAATGCCGTAGTTGTTGAATTAGCTAATATATCTTGATACACTAAAGCCTTATTAAACAAGTAGTAGTCATCTCCTGTAGTTGTTGGAGAAGGAAGAGAATATAGATTCTCAAAATTTATAACTAATCCATTAGTCACTGAAAAAACTTCAATAAGTTCTTCTAAACCTTTTCTAATGTCCGCATAGCCCGTGCCTGATTGCCGTGCATTTTCTTTATTTATCTGATAATTGTACTGATAAAAATATGTCTCGAATAAATCTAACTGTGCCTGCTTTGCAAATAAATTGAAATCAGAAGGAGATATATATCCGTAATTATTTTTGTTCAGTACAGACAGAACTGTATTTCTCACTGAGTTAATCATCTGTAAACCTTTTAGCAAAGATAACAAAAAAAAAAGACCCCTTCTTTTTAAGAGGGGGTCTTGAACTTATAGTCTGTTACTAGATTATAATAGCTTCTCAAGTATTTTATAGTTTTCAATCCCTGCATCTGATTGAAGGAATGATGAGACTATTGTCATAGGGTCTTCACCATAAGGGATGTTCAACATTTTTGTTTTATTTGCATTGGTATTAAACCAAACTTCTTTGTTCTGTTTTCTAAATGCTAACAAACCTTTTTCAAATAACAGTGATACATTAGCCTGCAATTTTAGTGCAGGGTCGTTAATTACATCAAGGAAATCTTCGGGATATCCCTTAGCGTAAACTAAGATATCTCTACGAAGTTCTGATGTAGATACTGTAGTTACATCTATGTTGAAAAGAACTCTTGATACCATCTCTATATCTTCAACTTTCATTCCTCTTGCCGCAATCAAAGCGTCAACTTCAGAATTAAGTCTTTCAACCTCAGCTTCAGCATCACGCTCATCATTAACTTCTTCAAATCCAATACCATTTAATGGGTGGTAGTGAAGAAATTCTTGTAGTACAGGGTTGTTTTTTAAGACAGATAAAAATCCATCTTCAAAAATGATTGGTTCCAAGACCGCATTGCCATCTTGTACATCCTCAAAAGGACTTTTTTGGTTTCGTGCATAACGAAGTGCACGATTACTTCCTTCTTCTTCATCAAAATATAAAAGCGGGAATTGTGCGGTGTGTCTTGTCGGCAACATAAAAGATAAAGGAGCCGAATTTTTTGTGAGTTTGTATACCTTATCGGTATTAACACTTGGTTTTTTTTTCATTATAATAGAATTTAATTTAATTTAAAAAAAGGGAGTGTCTTTGAAGACACTCCCCTGATATTTATTTCTCCTAGTTTTGGAACAAGAAGAAGTTGTTTGCACCTAAAGTACATACTGCTCTCTCAGAAAGGAAGTTTACCTCCATTGCATCAAGGTCAGAAGTCTCAGCACCACCGGCAGAACCTGTAATCCAAGTCTTGTAACGTCTGTCTTCTGTTTCAGAAGCACGGTAACGTACGTGTAGGAAAGGACGCTTTGCGTTCTTACCAAGGATTTGGTCATAAACAGTTGTAGAACCGGCAGGAACTAACAATCCGCTT